GTCCGCGCGTGCGGAGACGCCCAAAATATTTTTAGATTATAGTGGTATTGGAGAGGGTAACCCGGTCCGAGCCGCCTCGAGGTTGGCGCTTGATTTGCTGGTGGATCTCGGGCAAAAGTTCCCGGGAATTTAGGCGGATTTATGTTATCGAAAACGGGCACGGTCGACACCGGGGATATGGCTCGGGTTTTAGTGCTCTCGATGCGCCATGTGAAGCGATTGGTCCAAGAAGGCGTGTTGGTTAGGGCGAAAGACGTGGACGGTCACGAATTGCGCGGCCGATTCGACTGGCGGGAGAACGTCCAAAACTACATTCGATACATACGCGACCAACGCGGCTTGGATGATCCGGGCGAAACGCGATACACAAACTTTAGAAACCGGAGAATGGAAGCGGACGCGAAGATGGCCGAGTTGCGATACGGCGTACAGAAAGGCGAGCTACTCACAAAGACCACGGTGGAGATCGCGATGACCGAGATGATCACGCGGTGCAAATCGCGACTCTTGGCGATGCCCGCGCGGATCTCGAGATTGTTGATCGGACAAAAGAATTTTCGAAAAATTTACGGGATAATTCGGACCGACTTGGATCAGTGTTTGGCGGAACTTCGGTTCGATTTTAACAAACGAGCGAAGGGAAACCGCAACGGTGCCGACGAAGAAAACGAGTGAAGATCTCGTCGCGTCGCGTGGATACATCAACGGGCTCGCCGTGGAGCTATGGCGACCGCCGACGAAAATTTCGTTGAGCGAATGGGCCGACAAATTCCGGATCCTCTCGAGTGAATCGAGCGCGGAGCCCGGACAATGGAGCACATCAAAAGCGCCGTATGAAAAATCGATTATGGACGCGATCAGCGATCCGGAAACGCCGAAGGTCGTGGTCCAGAAAGCGAGCCAAGTCGGGATCACCGATTCGGCGATACTGAATCCGATCGGATTTTTCATGTCGGAAGAACCGTGTCCGATTCTGGTGGTTCAACCGACGATCGAATTGGGAGAAGCGTTCTCGACCGATCGCTTGGCGCCGATGATTCGGGACTCGCCGCGGTTGCGCGATCTGGTGGCGGATCCGCGGGCCCGGGACTCGACCAACACGCTCCGGCGAAAAAGTTTCAAGGGCGGATTCGTGGCGATCGGCGGCGCGAATAGTGCGTCGAGCTTGAGTGGCCGACCGGTCCGGGTGGTGTTACTGGACGAGGTCGACCGGTATCCGGCCAGCGCCGGGACGGAAGGCAACCCGATCCAATTGGCCGTCGCGCGGACGAGCGCGTTTTGGAATCGGAAAGCGGTGATCGTGTCGAGCCCGGGGATAAAAGGCGCGAGCCACATCGAGCGGGAGATGGAAGGATCCACCAAGGAACATTGGTACCTACCTTGTCCAATTTGCGGCGAATACCAGATGTTGAAATGGGAGAGCGTGCGCTTCGATGACATGGCTCATCGGTGCGTGATTTGCCGGGAATTCGAATTGAAATATCGGTGGCTCGCTGGCGAAGGCGAGTGGCGAGCACATCGGCCGATCGATTCGCGCGGGAACAAAGTGACGACTCGCGGCTTTTACATCTCCGGGCTTTTCAATCCGTGGATTGATTGGGAAATTTTGCGCGAAGAATTTGTGGCCGCGGCGCGGTCCAACGAAGAAGGCGACGTGGAGCCACTCAAAGCATTTCGAAACACGCGACTCGGGCTTCTCCACGAAGACATCGGCCAGAAAGTGGACGTGGATCTTTTCCGGACGCGTCGCGAAATATACGAGGCCGAGATCCCCGACGGCGTGCTTGTGCTAACCGCGGGCGTGGACGTTCACGAGAGACAAATCAATTACGAAGTCGTCGGGTGGGGCAAGGGCCGGGAGAGTTGGGGCATCGAATACGGCTGGATCGACGGAGATCCGCGGGAAGCGGACGTGTGGGACTTGTTAGACGAAGCGATATATCGGCGGACGTTCAAGACCAGCGACGGCCGCTTGATGCGGATCCGGAAAATCGCCGTAGACTCCGGCTATGCGAGCGATTTCGTTTACACTTACACGAAGCAACGCCAGCCGCGCGTTGTCGCGATTAAAGGTGAAGGCGGTCTTGGCAAACCGTTCATCAAAGGCACCGGGACGCTCACCAAATCAAACCGGGCGCACCTTGTCACGCTCGGCGTCGATAGTGGAAAAGAAGAGATCGTCAATCGGCTATTAGTGAACAAACCGGGCCCGGGCTTTTGTCATTTCCCGGCCGGACCGAGAAACGAAGCGGTCAACGGATACGACGAAGAATATTTCAAAGGACTCACGGCCGAATCGCGGATCGTCAAAAGCAAGTGGGGATTCAAGACCTACATTTGGTCGAAGCGATTGAGCCAGCGCAACGAGCCTTTCGATTGCCGAAATTATTCGATGGCGGCGCTCACGATGCCGTGGGTTGGGATCAAGTTGGACTCGATGAAGCGAGACATTTACGAGCCGCCGGATGAAAAGAAGAAGGCGCCGTCCAAGTTCGGGATCAAGGGACAAGTCAACGTATACGGCGAGGTCGCCGCGGCCCGGCCGAGCGATAGCGGCTTCGGCGCGATCAACAAACCGATCTCTTAGTCCGATATTTCGCGGCCCACTCGCAGAGCACATTTGCCGCGACGCGGGTGTGCCAAAGGCCGGTCCGGCGACGTTCCATCATCAAGAGATCGCGCACGGATCCGGGCACGATGCACTCGACACGGAAGTCGCCAAGGCGCGGCCGACCGCGGACTCGAGCGACTGGTTGTTTCGCTTTTTTGGTGTTCACCTTGGCGAAGCTTATCCGAGATTAGGCGGATTTTTGCAAGGATTTTTGAGGACTAGGTTTTTTGAGTATAAAATCCCGACCTATTGACAGACACGATTTTCGGGCGGCAATATGGTCGTCGTGTCCGAAACCACGCCGCCACTTTTACCACCGGCGCCGGGTGTCGTTAGACCGCGGGCCAACGGCGAAGCGCCGCTCGAGCCGCTCGTTCCCTTCACTTGTCCGTGGGCTCAAGACGGTCTCCGTCGTGCGTTGGAAGGACTCGAAGCCGGTGGATCTGGCGTCTCCGAATATCACATCGGATCTCGCGGGCTTCACTATCGGACCACCGCGGATCAAGCCAAGACCGTCGACTATTGGATGCGGATGGTTGAGTTTTATTGTGGCGCGGCGGCGCTTCCGCCATCACTAACCGGCCGCGACACCGCTTGTCGTGTTATCCCTCGCGATGTCTAACACGGCACAACTCAACGGATCCCGGCGATTGCCTCAAGGCACGCTTCTTGATGTCAACGGCGAAGTCCTCAATGGTCACGCGAAGCGGATCGACAACCGGCTTTCCTTGTTAGGCACGATGGGCCTCGGCGGGACCGGTTACGGAAATTACGGCGCAAATTTAACCAAAAACTCATTGGTCGGATGGCTATGGCGCGGCGGCGACGCCGACATGGACATCGGGCTCAATGTCCAGATTCTCCGAGAACGCTCGAGAGATGCGTTCATGGGGATCCCTTTGGCGGCGGGTGCAATCGAGACGTTCGATACTAATGTGATCGGCGAGGGACTGTATCCCGCCCCAAATGTGGACGGCGAGTTGTTGGGCCTTTCCGAGCAAGAAACCGCGGATCTCAATAAGGAACTCGCGGACAAGTTCGAGTGGTGGGCAATGGATCCGCGTGAGTGCGACTTCGAGGCGAAAAATTCTTTCTACACGCTCCAATCGACGGTCTTCCAATCGATGCTTTTGTCTGGCGATTGCCCGGTCCTCTTTCCATTGAAAGCGCGGGCCGGGACCGTGTTCGAATTGCGGCTCCGGATCTTCGAAGCCGATCGTGTGATCAATCCGGCGCTGGTTCTTCCGATGCCGGGCCAAAACATTTTCAACGGCGTGGAATTAGACGACGACGGCGAGTTGATCGCCTACCACATCGCAAAGATCCATCCGCTCTCGGTCTTTCGTCGGACCATGTTTCCACCGGGCGGCTTCACGATCCGGGTTGAACCGTTCGGCGTACAGAGCGGCCGCCGTAACATGGTTCTAGTCATGCGCCCGGAGCGGCCGGAGCAACGGCGCGGCGTGCCGATCTTGTCCGTTTGTCTCGAGTTGCTCAAACAAATGGGCCGCTTCACCGACGCGACGGTCGTGTCCGCCGTGATCCAAAGTTATTTTTCGGCTTTTATCACTAGCGAATTTCCGGATCCGACCATCTTCGAGAACTTGCTCACCGAAGAACAGAAAAGCGAGATCATGAACTTCTCGCCGTACAACGTTCAACTCGGACCGGGAGTTGTGAATTTCATGAGGCCCGGGCACGCGGTGAATTTTTCCGCACCGACGCAACCGCAAGCGACCTTTGGCGAATTCACGATCTCGGTCGC